TTTATTTCACGCTGGCGGTCGGAAGATTCTTGGGCAATCTGCTGTTTGCGTTGCTGATATTCTTCAAAGCTAATGAGGTCCTGGGCATACATAGCTTCGTTTATCTCCACTTGTTTAGAGAATGTATCTGCCTCGTTGAAGGATTTATTCAGTTCGTCCAAACGTTTCTTTTTGTCATTGACAAAATCTTCAAATTCTTTCTCCAATATCGCGGCATCAGCCTTCTGCGTATCTCCTCCAAATTTCTTGATAATTGACAGGCGCTGTTTGAGATAGTCCATCTCTGCCTCTTTTTTCTTATTGTTATAATCCTCTTCTGTGCCGAGCTCTCCTCTAAGATACAATTGCATCATTGCTATTTTATCAGACTGGTACGCGTCGTCCGCTGCAGCCAGTTCTGCCTGCATCTCTTCATGCTGTTGGGCGTATTTACGGTTAGCCTCTTTAGCAATGCTGTCAAGAATAGCGTTCTGGGTGTCAACGGTTGACTTGCCATATTTCTGCTGTAACTCCAGAACTTGCTGATGATAATTCATCTCTCCCTCGAAACTTCTCTTGTAAAACTCATCATCGTCCATCTCCATTGCCTCATGACTCATGCGTAATTCCAGCAGCTGCTGCTTCCTGTTCTCTTTCAGAGCCTGAAGGCTGCTTTCGTATGGGTCCTCAGTCTTACCGCTGCCACCACCCTTAGGTGTAGGAGTATATGTCGGACTCCCCGGATTTTGTGGGGTGTCGCCTTTCGGCTTTTCGCCCTCCAGTGCTTTTCTCTGATTTTCCATCATGTTGTTAAAAGAATTACCAAAAGAGACTGCCTCTTGTGATTGCTGTCTTATTCCTTTCACAATTTCCAACTTTTTATTATACTCTTCAGTCTGTTTTTGATGTTCCTTTGTTATTTGTTTTTGGAAGGCGACTTCAGTATTTGAGTCTTGTGCCTGTGGACCTTGAGTCTGAGCCCATCTATTTAGGAATGTCCCACCTTTTTTCTCGCGATCGCGAGAGAGTCGCATCCTTTCATCGTACTCTAAGTCGTTTTGGAACTTTTCCTTTTCAATCTCCTTTAGTTTGTCTTCCGCTGCTTCAAGACGATATTTTTCTAACAACAGTGCGTTATAGTTCGCGAGAGCATTTGCGTTCTCGTTATATTTTCCTGTTGTCTCGTCCAGTTGCCCGTTATACCCCGGAATAATTGAATTAAGTTTCTCAATAGCTTCTTTTCTTTTGTCGAGTTCCAGGTTTTGATCGCGTGCTTTTTCGACGAGGAGGGCGATTTCTGCCCGCTCTTCTGCGGCACCTTTTATAGCTGCAGACGTAAGCTCGTTGTTTAGCTTTTGCTCTGCATTAGCCGCCCCTATGGATGATACGAGTTTGTATATTCCATAGGTAAGACCAATAACCAGCGTAGTGACAACAGCTATTGGATTCTTCATCAAAACCTCATTCCAAAGGCGTTGCAATGCAACAGTCTTTGTGATTGCTCCGTTATGAGCAAGGATTGCTAAAGTTTGTGCTTTCTTTATGGCAATCAATGACCTTGCGACTGCAGCCTGTGCTTTGTCAAGAGCCAACGCTGCAGCATCGATAGCTATCATTCTCTTACTCCATAGGGCATGGAGTTTCTTGACGGCCAGATATTCCACAAGAACAGCTGTAATTTTTGTAATAGCACCGATATTCTGGTATGTGAAGTTAAGAATAACGGATAATGCTTTAATAAACAGGGACGATGCATTGATGGTGTATTTTACCACAGGTAGCAATTTTTCCCCCAATTCTATTGACAATTCCGAGAATTTCTTTTTGGCCTTGTCAATCTCAGCCTGTACGGTATTGTTCATGGTGGAATACTCCTTCTGAACGCTGGTACCTTCCGCATAGGCCTTAGTAGCAAGTTCCTGACGGGCACGGACGTCATCTATCTTATCTGCCAACGTAGACAGCACGCCAACGGCACGGCTGCCGTCCAACCCCATGTCGTCGAGCATCTTCATCATGGTCTGCGGTTCTGCACGCTTCAAGGAGTCTGCAAGTGCAAGAATGGCACCATTGGCATCCTCTTTCAGGAGTTTCGAGAATTTTTCGATATCCATGCCGGCAATCATGGCGAATTTTGCAGTATCTGTCTGCATCTTGGTAAGCATGTTTCCGAAAGCTGTTGCAGCCATCTCGTCACGAAGCAGGTTCTCATCCATGACGGCACCGAAGCCCATTATCTGAGCCTGTGTCAGCCCCAGCTGCTTGCCGAATCCGGCTACTCGCGCAGTAAAATCTACAAGGTAGCCTGCTTGTGCTGAAGAGTTCTGTGCCAATTCGTTAATAGCAGAGCCGGTTGCCAGCATGGCACCGCGAAGTCCCATTCGTTCATCTTCACCGAACGCCATTGCCAATTTGCCCACCTTATCGATAGCACCTTCGCCAAGGTCGTCACCCAAGGCAACCTTGATCATGTTGCCAGCTTCGACAAAGTCAAGAATGTCCTGTTTGGACGTTTTGCCAAGTCGTCCAGCTGCTCCAGCCAGTTTGTTTAACTCTTCCCTGCCAGTCCTCGTATCTATTTTCTTAAGGTCCTCGTTCAGTTCCCTGATGGCAACGTCTGACAGTCCAGTATACTTGCGTGTGTCTGCCATTGCCTCCTCCATCTCCGAGTAAGATTTTACGGTTCCTCTGATAGCGAAGGACATTCCTGTAATGGAGGATATAAGGAGTGTCAGACCTCCCCAACTGTCATTGAGGAATTTTGAGAAGCGCTGCCATTTCGTTGCTTGTATTTCTGTAGCAGCGTTCATTTTTAGCATTTCTGCCTTACATTCTCTTATTTTGGCTGTTATCAGCTGCCATTCCCTGGATCCTTTCTGGACATGTCCGGAGCGAAGCTCTTTGTTAAGGGCTTTTACCGCCATATTCAGTTCCTTATATGAACTGTTTGCGACATTGTTAATGGTCGTCCCCAGCCCCTTAACAAGACGCTGATACTCCATAAGGCGTTTTTTTGAAGCATCTATAGACGATTGCATTTGCCTAGCAGCCTCGCGGTCTTCCTTCTTTAGCGAGGAATAAAGTCTTTTTTGACTTTCCACGAGTGCGTCGTGATCCTTCTGCATTTTATTCATCGTCGACTTAGCTTGCGTACCATTAACTATAATGTCGGCTATCAAAGTTTCTCTTTTTTCCATAATAAAAGCGGTATAATTGTTTTTGCAAATATACCGCTTATAATGGAAGTATGAAAATACGATTAATTTTCTGAATTACACCATTCTTCAAATATTTTTTCTGCTTTCCTTGATACATCGTATACGGATAACCCGTAGACGGTTTTGGTAGAACCTGTTTGGATATTCTTTAGGCGCATTGCGTATTTACTTCTTTTTGTCTTAAAAGCATCCTCTACAATGTACTTGCCTTCCTCTCCTACTACATCGTGAATGTAAGAATTCCATGAGCAGGAACGTCCGGAGTGTAACGGTTCTTCTTTAAACATTGAAGGAACTGCCCCGCATGTCCAATACACAATTAGTATAATGGCAATTAGTGTTGATATGCTCAAGATGATACTCATATTACATTCTCCTTATCCTTATTAAATGCAAAGATAGGAAATCTTTTGGAAATTTCCAAATTTTTCCTCCTAAAAAAACAAAATAGCCCTGCCCTCCCGGGCAAGGCTTAAAGAGTCCTCTGACATGTATGAGTAAAAAACAATAAATAGTATAACACAAATCTATAACTAAAAATCCATTACTACTTTATTTACGATTATTACTGCTTCATTTGCGATTCTTCAGTTTTATGAGCCATGCAATGATAAAGCCTAACACCAGGAACCAGAATCCCTGACGTACGCGGTCAAACATGGAAGGTCTCTTCTCGACGACCGTTTTATTGTCCTTCATCTCTTGGATGGCTTTGTTCCTTTCGTCTATGGCTGCCTGAGCGACGGCCTTGTAGAAGGCAGTACTGTCGCTTTTGTGGTTGATATGCTCAGTGTCGCGCCATTTCTCTTTGTATATAACATTCCCTTTTTCATCCTGTACGATGACAGTAGAATCCTTTATTCTTAGAGAGTCAATGATGGACAGCTTTGTGACTGTCGAATCTTTAATACGGACAGAGTCCTTTATCCGGATAGAGTCACGGATATCCGTTAGCTGATGGACGCTCTCGTGCGTCGTCTTACAGCTAGAAAGCCCCAGTAGAGCCAACAGCGGAATAATGAATAAAAGTCGTTTCATAAGCCAAATACTTCCTTGAATGAATTAAGATATTTCTTTCTGTCCTGAAGACCGTTATAACCGCCGTTGATACGTCTGGTCAGTCCGTCGACATCATCCTCATCCGCCCAACGGTTGCAGTCGTTATTCCACCAGAAGAACATGGCGGACTTATACGCTCCCGGATTCAGTGCCAGCCATTCGGGATGGCTCATCAGGTCGCCCACGCAGAACTCCGAGACGGCATACTCCTTATAGTTGGCACGTCCCGTGGTACCTATGATGCCACGCCCCTTGAACCGCCAGCCGTCACCCGATGCCTCGTTGCCGTTTCCCATGCGGTTGGCGTATACGCGATTGGCGATCATCTGCGGCTTGTGGGCATAGCGCTGTGCGGTATTCGCGTCGAAGTACTTGGGGAATACCTGCAGCAGCCGCTTGGCGGAATAGTTCATATTCTCCTCGACGGCACTCAGTGCACCTGACTCATGCCAGCACTGGGCGAGGAAATGGACGACCCTCAGGGGTGTGTCGATGTCGAAGCGCTCACCCCACTTGTTGAAGGTGGCGACGAACTCCGTAAGTCTCTTGCGGTTGGTTATTGGAACCGCATCCAGTATTTGTGATTCCTTGATAATCATGATTCTTCCTCCCTCTTCTTGATGTACTCTCCTTTGTCGTTAAAGTCCTTGAAGCGTTTGATAAAACTCTTTGGGAATATGGGAATTACGGCATTGGCATTTTCCATAATGGATATTGCCTCACGCACCAGCATATATGTGCAAAGATACGTTCCCATCCAGTCTGTAGCCCCAACGGTTTTGCCGTTGACTGTGAAGTTCGTCAGGATGTTCGTCAGAATCAGCAGCAGGATATACACAGCTATTTTCTTCGAGAACTTTACCCAGAAACTTTCACTTGACGCATCCTTATGCACTAAGTGCTTCAGTATTCCCAGGGCCGTGTCTACGACTACAGCCACACCAATCCATTTGGCGAACTCCCAGTCCTGGTACACGTATTTCATAATCTCAGCTCCGATGCTGAGAGGCAATGCCACCAAGAGGGAAAATAAAGTAATGATCTTCATGTCTTATTTGCATTTAATTTACAATGCAAAGATAAGATATATCATTGGAAGATGAAAATACGGCAGGGAGACCTGCCGTATAATTACCAGTCATTTATCAGTTTGCGTCCACTGTTTTGCAAGTGACACAGCATAATTGCACCAGGCATTGTAGTCGTCGTATTCCTTTGAGTCGTCACTGTAGTCACCGTTATTAGCATGGCGGTGAATGGCCAGTTCCTGAGACTCGGAATATTTCGAGCGGATGATAGCGTTTGCCAAGTCGCCGTAATTATCCGGGTTGCTGCATGGCATAACTGTGCCTCCGTCCGTCTCCGAGCCTGTGTACTTGTACGCTACAGGCCACGGTTCCGGCTGCTCTTCACCTTCGCCGTGGGCGCCTTCTGGTGTGTAGTTTTCAACGACCTCTTCATTGAGGTAACCGATAATGTGCGAGCTGTCGTATACAGAATACGTCCTTTGCTCTTTGTAATAACATGTTTTTTTCATACTATGTAAATTTTACAAAAGTTTGTCCGTTCTTGCCCGTAAACTGCTGGATAACAGTGGGACATGGAAGGTCTTCTATGGTAAAGTCGTTTCTTGCCTGGTCTATAAGTATTTTAGAACCAGTAAAGCTGTAGTATTCGGCATCCCGTTCCGTCGGGTTTCCATGTTCGTCTTTTCTTTTCTCGAATACGTATGTTTCCTCACCTCCTTGCTCGAACGTTCTGAGGATCTTCTTAAAGCGGATAGCCAGAGCTGCGTTAGCCCTTGTTTTCTCAACGGTCTCCTGCTGTCCGTCTGAGTTCTCGACCTGTACCAGGACCTTTTCTTTGTCTATTTTGGAGTCAACGATTTTGTAGTCCAGAAGTAAGATTTTCTTTTTATCTTCATCCTCTTTTGTGATGACAGACGAGAATTTCACCTTTTGGTTTCCATTCATGTCAGACCAAGGAGCACGTACACGGCGTGACTTGATTATTTTTCCCAATGATTTTTCCATTCCCAGTGTCTTAAATAAATGTATACAATTTGCATGCTTGGCGTACCCGAAGCGGGAAGCCAGCCTTATTCTAACTCTCTCTTCATCATATCCTTTCTTCCTGAGTGCATGTATTCGTCGCGCCAGTTCCTGCTTGTTTTTCTTGCAGGTTCCGACATGTTCGTGGAAAAACACGTAGCCAATCAGACGTATGCCTTCCCACGTCGGACGTACATTATAGTCTTTATTGATAGTACAGTGATAATCCCGCGTAAGTACCATAATAGAGAGCTCTTTGCAGATATGCAGGAACGTCTTATCCGCGTGCATAATAAGGATATTGTCGACGAACCTGTAATAATGTAGGAGTCCTTCATTGGCGTACATTCGGAACTTCGCTGCTAGATACGAAGGACCGCGACATAATTCCCGGTATTCCTCTGGAGTAGTTGCTGTAACAATTTTCCCCTCGATGTACCTCCGTGTCCAGTACGCCATCTTTTCGCAGTCCGAGGCAATGTCGAAGAAGCGCATTGCCAGTCTGTCAAAAGGTGCCAGATATATCTGACCGAAGATCTGCGCCACCTTGATTCCTAGAGGAGCACCACACGGGTAGCTGTCTACGACCTTGAAGAGGAATCTCCTGAACTTGCCCGGTTTTACTTTCCTCCTGATAACATCCTTCAGTATGATATGATCCATCAAGGGGAAGTAGTGGTGAACATCCATTGGAAGGTTGTACATCAGTTCTTCCTGGGGGAAACGATACAGTTCGTTACGGACGAATTTAAAGAGTGCATGAGTACCGAGCCCAGGCTTGACTGCTGGGGCTCTCCAAGAGGAATAGTCGTATAGTGACTTCTCGTAAGGCAGCATTGTAGCGCTCTCCAAGACATGGTCTCTTATAGGAGCCTTTGCCAGTTTCCTCACCTTCTTTTCGTAGATAATCTTTGACTTATAGCCAGATGGAATCCACGTCTCGTCGATGATGAGCGCCACGACTTCTTCCAGATTTTTCTGAAGATTCCTGTCGTATGCCTGTACGTAGTCACGATCATGTTTCTGGTCGGAGTAATTGTCATAAGCCTTGTAGGCGTTATGTAACGTCTCATTCTCCGCACTGTCGCTGATTCTGCGCATCGCGGTGTCTCATTCTTAAAGGATACGATAAGGTGTCTAAGTGGGCCTCGGTCGGGATTTGATTGCGGTGTCTTCTGCGGTGTTTAATAGGCGGTGTCTCGGGATTTAGGTGGTCTGCAATGTCCACCGACAGGTATGCCGCTCGCATGATGTTGTGCTACGAGGCTCGCTGCCATCTTTCTATGTGTTTGACCAATGGGTCAGGCTCACTCCTTTTATGATAGTTTACACGTCGCAGTGGAAAGCCCCCAGGTTCGCATTGGCGTTCGAGACCGCATTGTTGCCATTGAGGTACAGTGAGCCAGCGTTGCCGCCATTGTTAGCATTGCCCAGCAAATTAGCCGCACGGAGCCCGTCTAAGGAGATCTGCCCGCAATCAAATTGCGCTGCAAAGGTATGCATTTATTTTCATTCCAACAAGTCAAAGAGCGATTTTTTTTATTTTTTTCCGCCCCACTTACGTAGGGCGGAAGGTGTACTTTGCTCTCTTCGAGAGCCTAAATTCCTCAGCTTTCCTGGCACCAGAATGGCTCCGTTGTGAACGCCTCTGCCCATTCGCAGAGGAAAGCCCCCAGGATCGCATAGGCGTTCGAGACCGCAAAGTAGCCAGAGAGGGACAGTGAGCCAGCGAGGCCGCCATCGTGAGCAAGGCCCAGCAAATAAGCCGCACGGAGCCCGCTATTAATATGCGGATTGTAATAGCCGTCGCAATAGTATGTCGAAGCTGATGCTCCCAGTTCAATTCCCGGGAAGAATGCCAGATTCTTCATCGTGTAATTCTTACTGTACAGCCAACCGTTTCCTGCAGGACCGGTAGCAATATGCGTCAGTCCGGATGTCGAATCCAGATTCATCAGAGAGCCATCTATGTTATTATTAATAAACAACGACTGCGAGTAGTCTGCATTAGCGCTCAGCAGCATATTCTCGGAGATGGCGCCAAGATACTTGTAATCATTCTTCAAGCCATAGAACGAAGGGATGTTGTTGATGGCCTTAGTTGCCCCGGCTTCCTCTATGGTCGTGCTGATGAGACCTGTCAAGTCTCCCTGATCGATGCCGACGTCAAGACGAATGTATGGGTTATAACCGAAATTGGAACCCCAGTCGTTAGGCATATCGATACCTTCTCCTGTACCGCCTTGACGTAGGCCATCCTCGTCATAGAGAGCATTATAGGAGGCCTGAATGTTACGGTTGCCGAAGATAACGCGTTTCAGAGCTGCAGTAACGTATTGCATAGTGCGTTCGTTCGCAAACCACAGAGTACCGTTACGACGAGCAGCGGCACGGAAGGTAGAGATATTGATGTTAGTAGCCGGCTTGCAGAGTCCGGACTTGTATGTACTGTCCTGAGACGAGTCGTTGTTACACCCACGATACTGGGCTGTCGAGTTGACGGCACTCTTAAGAATTGAGTTCGTGCGGTCCATCGCAGCATAACCGGCACAGCTACGACTGCCGACAGGGATGTAGTAGTTCCAGAAGCCCTTGCGTGGTCCACCTATGGAGAATGTCTCGTATTCATATGTGTCATCCTCGTATTTCTGATAGTACATCGGGACATCCCACCCCCACTGGTAATGACCTGCTGCTCCGCTAAGGTCGGCATCAGCCCCGTTCTCTTTCTTGAGATGAGTCGATGCGGACAGCTTCTCTCGAGAGTGGTCATTTTGTACGAGGTAGCCGCCAAGGCCTACGCTCTTGGCAAAGGCACGTCCAAAATCGAGGTCTCCCACGGCTTTCCCGACGGGCGAAGAGTTACCTTTCTGCCATCGACGTCCGAACCACACCACACCTCCGCGTATGGAGCTGACGGCAACTAGTCCTACCTTGCCAGAATCGGTATTACACCCTATCAGATGAGTGTCTTTACCAACGTTCAACGTCTCCAGATCCACTGGTCTTACGTCTGTTGCTTCGTTTCCGTTCATACTTATTTCCTTTCTATAATTTATGAGTTAATAATATTCTAATGCTATATCCTACAGCGACACCTGCAACAGTAAGCAGAAAGTCTATATAGTCGGGCTTACCACCCCAGAGGTAGTCCTTCAGTTCGAGTGCACCTGCAACACCTACGCCAGCGTATGCTGCACAGTACATGTCATCGGCACCCATTCCAATGGCGACACCTCCGGAGAAGTGATGTATGCGATGGCTCTCCCATATCCATTCAATTATCTTCTTCATCTTCCTTTCCATAGGACTCTAGTGCGTCGATGATAGCTGGAGTACACATCTGCCGGGCATAATCCATCAGCAGCTTGTACTCATCGTCCTCAAGTTCGACATCGTCTTTAGAATTATATATTTTCAATGCCAGCGCATGAAATGCGATACCTTGCCCATGCTGGTAAATACTATTGGCAAGATTCTTCTTAATATCCTGCCGTGTTGCCATCTTATGTTCTACGTCCGTAAAGATGGTGATGTCGGAAAAGTTAATTTTAACTGTCATGTCATTTTATCTTTAAGAATCCGTTTTCTAAGTAAAGCTCGTTGGTGTTAGCCTCGCTGTAGGTTTTGAAGTCAGATTTGTTCGCAGTGCCGTAAATCTTTCCTCTTGCTACACCTATGCGTAAGGAAGCTCCGTTGTTATAACACCATTCAATCCACGCTGCCAGGCTATTGATGTTTGTTTTTATCCAGTTATATGTCGTTCCTGAATTAACGATATCAAAACCTCCTGCATCAATTTTGACATTTCCTTTATTTCCTGCAAACAACGTCAAGTCGCCTCCTATATATTGGAGTCCCCCTTGATATGTACTGCCATTGTAGAACTGAACGCCTTTTGATACTGTCCAGGATATCGAATTAATCGTAACCTGTTTATCGTTAGGTGTTATCAGCATGTGCAGTCCGCTTGTTGGACCTACGCTGATATCTCCCTCTATAGACCCTTGCTGTGCAGTAATCTTTCCCTTAAACTCTCCGTTTGTTGCCTTGACGTATCCTTCGATATGTGCATTCGTAGCATAGAAAGAGCCGTCTTTATATACACGGTACGGTGCGGACTCGGCTATGCTATCGTTAATGGACGTGCCGTTTGATCCAGCCCAGAACCGGATATTGCCGTCGCCTTTCAGTCCTGCCTGTATTTCGTTGCTCGCGTCGGTGATGACGAATTGATTACCGCTGCCGAACTTAATAACCGCATTAACGGCAATTAGCAGCGAAGTATAAATTGGTCCGACGCCAGACAGAAGCTCCCAGTGATTGGTATCATTCTCCGGGGCTGTCGTCGAGGTGTATGAGTCTCCGGAATAAGAATCTTTCTTCAGGCGGTAGAATCGCCAGCCGTCAGCAGAGACGGACGTAGCTACAGCCCGTCCGACGACGTCGATGTAGCCGATGGCCACATTTTTACCTTCGTCGTTGCGATATACTGTACCCGACTTCCATTCGCTTACTCGCGTAGAGCACCCCTGCAGTCCTTTGTCGCCTTTGTCTCCCTTGTCACCTTTGTCACCCTTAGCTCCAGTGTCTCCTTTGTCGCCCTTAGCTCCAGTGTCTCCTTTGTCGCCCTTCACACCCTTCCATTCAGTCCATGTATAGTCTCGATAGTTCGTACTGTCGGTTGCTTTTTGGTCTCTGTATGTACCAATATGTGTAGCACCATTAAAGTTAGTTGTGGAGAAGCCTTGTGAACCATCCGCACTTGTGGCATAGGCAAAGTGTGTGGTATATCCGTCTGCACCCTTTTCCCCTTCATCGCCATCAATACCCAACCGACTGACGGAATATGATTTAAGGACGGACGACACGCCAACATAGGCTGTCTGGGACAACGACCACAAGTAATCTCCTTCTGAAAGTTGAGGAGGTGTTGTCAGCGTAAAAGTGCTGTCTGCTGGTTGTGATGCCGTCTTGACCGTTGAATAGCGGACGTAAGATCTTGACGTGTCTATCTGAACATCGTCTCCGTTCGTACCACGATAAGAGACACCGTAAGAGACAGTACTGTTACCGTCCGTGAATGCGGTTGTGACCTTCGTCCACAGATACTTACCTTGTGGTACGGATGGTATTGTTGTTTTCCATCCAGAAGTAGGTGCGCTTGTGCCTTGGTTGCTTACAACATACTCTGTCTTGGAGTTTTGTCCATCTACAGAAACACTGTCACCCTTATCTCCTTTGTCGCCCTTAGCTCCATCTACTCCGTCCTGACCATTGCTGATAAAGGGGAAGGTCTCCTGATCGAGTGTTGTCCCTGATTCGTCCAGCAGTTCAATAGGGATATCGTTCCCGTCGAATAAAGACTGAGGGATGGACGATCCTGGGATGAGCGTTCTGACTGTACTGCCTATTGTATAGCGAAGCACGAAACTATCGGGAAGGTCTGACAGTTTTACGCGTCCAGTCTTCTGGGTTGTTCGGAATATGTCAACCGTGATACTGGAGTCTGAAAACGTATTAGTATTCGGGTCGTAGCCTATATGTGTCGGAGTCGTTATGATTTCGTATTTGGCCACGCCGACTACTTTGCTGATATTCATCACGCATTGGTATTCCTCGCCCATGTATGTGACGGCTATCGTAATGCTACCTTTGTCTGCAGAGATAGAAGTGACTGTCACTTTGTTGCCGGAAATCGAAGCTGTTACGTTTTCTCTCGACTTGATGCGCCAGGACAGCGCGTTGTCATCGATACGCCTGCTTCCGACGTAAAGGGATGCGTTCGCTGTGCAATAGCCGGTGACGAGATTTCCTGCACCATCAAATACCATGGTGTCGTTATTGTTGTCCAGACGTGCAAAGGCATTGTCCCTTCCCTTTGCTCCGTCACGAGTCATACGGATCCAGTAATCTTCGTTGACTGTCTCGTCGAGAATGATGTATCCACCATTCTCTGTGACGATAAAGTTTCCGTTTTCGTCAGTCAGAAGCTGGCGGAACGGTGGGACGCCCTTGCAGGCTTCCTTGCACATAAAGGTGCCGTTGTAGAACTCTACAATGTTGTTCTCGAGTACGTCCAAATGCGACGTCCAGCGCCCGATGGGCTTGATCTGCAGCGTATCATCTATCTGGACAATATCCTCTACATCCTGGATATTACCCTTCTCGTCATAGAGCATAATAAGAAGGTGCCCGTTCGTGAAAAGCCCTTCAGTGATGTCTATTACATCACCGTGGTGGTGATGTGTCGTACTGTTGCCCACCTTTATCCATCCGAGGCTGTCTCCGGTTATCTCGCTGCGACTACTCTTGCCCGACAACGCACGATAAGCCTGCAGCGTTAACCTGTTCGGTTGGTAGGTTTTGGTAGGGATGTCGTACTTGATAACATCGTTGGAAAGTTCCAGCCACAGTTTGTCTCGTCCATAAAGCTTCTTGAAACTGAAAGTCTTGCCGTAATTGCGGTTTCTGTATGATGCTACAGCATATACCTCTGCCTCGTCTGCAGACATTGATGTTACTGTTACCTCTCCAGTCGAAGAGTTTACGGTAGCTGTGCATCCCTTCATTTCCGCAATGCTCCATGAGACATCTTGCGTTACCAGACGCACGCCGTCGTACAGCCGGGCTATGGTAGAAGGAAGTGTTCCTGTGATATTACCCTGCTCGTCGGTCTGTACGGTGTCAGTATCGTTTGTAAGCGCAACGGCCACCATGTTTTCACCATCGCGTCCGTTGGTAATCTCTCCGACGTCCAGCAGCAGCTCCCAGTCCTCGTTCGTTTCCTCGTCAAGGATGATGTATCCACCTGTCTCAGTAATAACATAACGCCCTTCGTGATCCTGCAGCAGTTTCATTGGGGCGTTGCTGGTCTGACGCTTGGAGATATACAGTTTGTTGTATAAGTTGACGATATTACTTACGCCATACGGTACCTTTTCGCTGTTCCAATGCCCTTGAGGAGAAATGGATTCGGAGAAAATCCATTTTACCCAGTAGCTTGATTCTCCGGGAAGTTCCCCGACGATGCCGTCATCACCAGGATATACACACCTCCATGTAATGCCGTTCTTTTGTGTCAAGTCGTTCAGGTAATAGCGAGTGGCGCTGTTGTACTCCCCCTGGTTGGGATATTCCGTCACAGGACGTCCCCAGCTGTCCACGCGCTGCAGGGTACCTGCAAAGTATATGCTGCCATTAATCCATAGCGAATACTGTCCGGCTTCAGGTACGTTAAAGGCACTTTCGATGAGTGGCGTATTCCCTACCTGGAATGCAATATTAGCCAGTCCCTCGTCCCATCCTGTCATTCCTGTCAGCATACGGGTGTATGTAGTGGTGCGGTATTGGCAGCTCTGGCGTGTACTGTCGGTCGGATGCGAGTACTGGGCGAACACCATGTGAGCCTGTGGATGCTGACCGCCACGCACTCCGCTGGATGCACCATCGTCACCCTGCCAGTAGTCTATACCGTTTACTCTCACCACGGGGCGAAGCTCGTAATGGAGGATCTCGTTGTGCACACCACTGACTCCCGTAACTACGAAGTAGCAGGTATAGAACCCAGAGAATGTTCGTCTTCCCTTACCGTCATCTGCCGTCTGGTTGTCATTCCATCCGTCCAGGCTGTGGAAGATTCCCTTGCAGCGGTCTTGTACTTTAAGCGTGCCGTACTCGCCTTCAACCAAGTGAAGGACGATGGTGCCGGAATTCAGTTGGTTTCCAGACCTGTCCGTGTCGATCTGTACTGATTCTATCTCTCCTCCGCCGTTCGTCTGCCATTCGTCGCCTACTCTTAAGTCCACCTGGTTATATACCAGCTTCGGCACTTCCAGGAAAGAACGTAGCACAAGTGACGTAGCTTCCATGTTTCCGTGCTTATCGATACGGGCGCCCTGACCTCCGAGCATGCCGGTGACGAACTGCCCAAAGTCGGCACCCTCCGCAAACTGCGTGTAGGCCATCGATATCAGTCCCTTCAGGAAGGTGATGATACCGTTGGCTTCGTCATCGTGTTCCTTGGAGAGGAAGGGAGAATCGTCGCCCGTCAGGTAGTCGAGCAGCATGATCATTGCGCTGCCGACTCGCGTAGCCGTGTTCTGAGCTGTCTGACGCTCGTCACGGATACGCTCCAGAGCTTGTCTTATGACGTTTTGTATTTCTGACATACTGCAAAATTAGCTTTTTCTCTTTCAGAATGAAAATACCTACCACCGCGACAGCGTAGGGGTGACCACCGTACCCTTGGAGCCCTTCACCTTGACGTTCCCGAACATTGCGCCTACGACATTCGACAAAGTTCCCATGTATGCCTCTCCGTAAAGCGTGACCTCTACTTCTGTCAGCACCTCGATACTGGAGAGATAGCGTGGGGTGAACCAGTCGCGACGCTTGCGGGGTTTTCCCATCTTGTGCGCCTTCCGGTAGCTTTTGTCCAGGAACTCCAAGTCACCTCCGTTTCCCCTGCGATATCCGTTGCCGACTCCTTTAGCCACAAATATTCCGTACATCATGAATTCGTGGGCAATCTGAATCTGTCCACCGATATCCGTCACACGCTGGCTGAAGTTGTTATACAGCGTCATGGTGTCGACAATGCCGAGGCGGAGGATGTTTTCACGCCATATCGTGACCATCATCTCCGCCCAGGCACGTTCCCATTTCCGCACGTCCTCCTCGGTAACCGGCTTCTTTATCTCACGGCTCCCACTCATCTGCTATATATTCAAGGTTGATGGGTTCAGAGACGTAGAGCGTAAAGAACAGCCCAGTGAGGCCTGACAGGTAGTAGCGTCCTATCTCCTGGTTGGGGATGGACTGCGTGTCGAAGTACATTCCCTGGTCCTTATACTGATATTTGTCACGGATGATGCGCTTCACCAGCTGCATGAACAACTGTCGGCACAGCTCCAGCTGCTGCTGCCGGTCCTCCATGTTGTCATGTTCGTATGCCGACAGGATGAAAACGGTGTAGGCACGGCGTTTGGTGAACTGATAGCCGCCATCGGGCGACGACAGGTTCCCCGTGTTCGTGTCGCTGATCGCAACGAAGCGGTCTGCATCACGGTACTCTTCGAAGATACCCTCCAGATTGTCTGAGTTGGATATTGTCACCGGCATGAATTTCTCGCGTATTGCGAGTTTGTTCTTGGCTGCCAGCTCTGTAAAATAGGTAATAGCGTCAAACATCGTCTATCTTTTTTTGTTCATTCGTTGCTTAAATTCCTCCGACTCCTTGGCCAGCGCGTCCAGTTCCGTGAGTGCGCTCCATGTGTCGGTGTTCAGGATGGCTTCGTTCTTGGTGATGTCGCCCTTGGTGAGCAGACGTATCTGTGCCGTCATTATCTCCTTCTGTGAGGAAGGCGTGCCAGTTTCCTGTCTTTCGCCGACAGGCTTCAGGAAGTGGGGAAACTCGGAAGCGAAACGTTTCTTGACGGCCACATACCAGAAGAACGTGCCAATCATGTGCCATCCCTCGATGGGCGTTGAGTCCTCAATGTCGTAGAGCACGCGTGTCATCTTTTCCAGCAGCTCCTGCTTTCTGGAGGTAAGGTATGCCTGGTAGTAGTTCTCGAGAGTCAGATACAGGCCGAACTTCAGTTTCTTCAGCCACATATCGACGGCCTCATGCCCGCCGATGCTGTGGATGCGGTCTGTCATCTCCTCCGGACGTTCCAGGTACGACAGCATGTCGAACAGATCGGGCAGGTATTCCTCACCAAGGATGAAGTATCCCTCTTCCTTTCTGCACAGCCACCCTTCAGCCGTCCTGCGTATCACGGCCATGTTGTTAAGGCGCAACAGTACAGCGGCCTTGACATCGTTCATGTTGAGGTCTGAGAGGGTGGCGATTACCTGCAGCACCATGCACAGTTCCTCCTGTGTCAGTTCTGACCATTGCGAGGGGATGTGCATATTCACCTTCCTACATAAAGAAGTATGTGGAATCTTCCTGTTGGTTCTTGAATCCTTCATGATGGCGTGCCTGGTAAAGTTTCGAGTTCTTATAGGTGGGGATATCCTCTGCATGATCCTCCACGAAGCGTATCAGTTCGTCGAAGAGGGACTTGTGCGGTGGTGTGTTCGTCTCGGCATTGCCGATTAGCGTTCCCATGATACGGAGGGCAATGTCTGCAGCCGATGCGTCAGTTGCGTTCAAGTTGCCGTTGCGGGTACCGGCCACCAGTTCGTTGGTGTATTCGTCGCCAATGGTCTTACGTATCCATCGGTCGGCTTCAATGGTCTGTCCGATACACCACAGCCATTTGTCTGCAGAGTACTCCAGCCATGTAAGGCTCTGCATCTGCGATATCCCCCAGAACAGCGTGCTGATGTTCCGGGATGCCTGAGACGTAGCGCCCCACCCTTCCTTGGCTATCAGGTCCTTGATGAGTACCTCGATACGTTCGTACTGCTCCAGACGCATCTGCCGGAGCAGCGCATCCACGCGCTCCTGCGAAGCCGGAGCCGTCGAATCCGTCCTGACGATACCGAAGCCGGTAGACGTCAGCACCAGGTCGAGCGAGCGAGCCGACTGTATGAAAGCTATGATGCACACCAGCGCCTTTACATTCTCCTTGCTCTTTTCCTCTGCCTCCAGCGAATCGACGTAGGTCTGTCCGATGTACGACCTGACGAGACCGTCGTAGGCGCGTTCGAACGCCGTCTCGAGACGAGTAAATACAGAACTGTTGCGTTCCGGCATCTTTGCTGCAGGAACATAGCTCTCGAAAACCTCTTTCGTTATTTCAGTCTTAATTACCATTGTTTCCCTCCCCTGTCTGGTTGTTAGTGTTGCTTTCTACTGCATCGGTCTTTTTGTCGAGTGTGGTAAGAAGGATCATCGGAACGAGGGGTTCCACCTTATCCTCCCATCCGTTAAACCAGATGATGGTGTTATGCACCTTCATCATCATGTCGTGAGGCAGCGTCTCGAGAGCCTGCTTCATGGTGAAGAGCTCGCGTTTGTCGCTGCCCGAGTTGTTCATCTGCGACTTGCCGGGAACGGCACCTGCCAGATTGGGATGCACGTTGTCGCCATAGCAGAGCACGTTAGAGGCCTCTGCCACGTCGTCGTTATATTCCGAACCGGCTTTCGACGTGTCGATAACGTTCACCTTGATATAGTGCTGTTCCTTTCCGTCGAGCATCGACTTGAACTCGCTCCACAGCATCTTGTCGGAATTCTTCGATCCTCCGAGATAAGCCTTGAACTCCTTGATGTAGTCATCCTGCATCTCGTAATACTCTTTCGTGCCGAAGGTGATACCTTTCTTCCGGGCTCTGTCCTCCCAGAACTCCGTCGATATCTCGACATGGTACCTGATGTTCTGCCCGTTCTTAATCTTGGCCTTCTTTGCCTGCGTGAGCAGTCCGTAGATATCATACCATCCGTCTATGAACGAAGCTGCAGACGGAGGTATCGGGTAGTATTTACTGCCGACAGTCGGAATCTTGCAGACGATGGCGTATTTCGTCAGCTTGGGAGAGTCGGGCTTGAAGATACCGAGTGGGTCGGGCTCTTTCCCCGTGCGTGCTGCGAGGTCGCCGAAGGGGTCTTTCTCGTCGAGCATAGTGATGGCCTCTATGTGCTTAGGCGCATTGCTATTCTCCCAGTCGGCAAAGAAGACATGCTTGATGTGTCCGCTTTTGTCGGCTTTCTCGAATCGGCAGTGGCATGCCTCCTTGTGCACAATCTTGACGATATTCTTACGCTGCCGGTCGAGGATGACCACCGACACAGCGAAGAAGTAATACTTCATGTCCACTATCTGTTCAGCAAAGAACTCCTTCATGGAATTGCGAAGGAGGAATTTGCGGATATCGGCATCGCGCGTGGGCAAGGGCTTCTTGTCGTTGATGGTGGCGATATCGATATACTCCAGTCCGCGACCGTAGCTGGTCAGCATGTTGAAGTACTTGTTCTGCGCCATCACACCGTTGGCACCTATTTTCTTCTTCACCTGATAGGGAAGCTGGTTTTCTCTTCCCCAGCTCACGACGTCGTAGGTCACACCGTTTACCTCGACAGGGAACGTCTCTACGTTATCGTCGCTGTAGATATCCTGTGACGACTCGAACGGTATGCCGAAGTTGACAGGCAAATCAAACGTAATGTTGTCTTGTATCATGTTCTATAGATATACTGGATGATCGTTCACTTTCATAATAAGTATCGTGCGCACTTTGCGTTTCTCTCCGCTACGCAGGTTCAAGAGGTTGACGGTACCGCCCTGCCACCATGTGCTGATGACCAGCCATCCGCTGTAGTCTATCAGCTCTCCCTTGCTCGTGAGTGCCACAATGCTGACGGGCTCACGCGTGATGATGCATTCGTCCAGGAAGCGCTGCATATCCTTGTAGTATATGGGGCTCTTTACTTTCATGTATCAGTTGAATGTATGGTCGAACGTATTGTCAAAGATACGGCCTGCATGGCCCTGCTGCATCACGTTGTGCTGACGCTGTGAGTAGGTGTAGGTGAATTCGAACGAAGGCATATCGTCGTCGTCGTTGGTGATCTTCGACTGGCTGTCGGAAAGCACCACCTCGCGGCCTATCGTCCCGTCCACCCACAGATAGACTTCCTGAGAGCGGAACAGGTCGTCTGCCCAGTCGGCCATCGGCGTGTTGAGCCATCCTGTATTGGCCTTGAACTGTCGTTCCTCCCTCACCATGTAGTTACGCAGCCGTCCGCTGAAGCGTGCCGACTGTCGGGTATATGAAGAGTTCTTCTCGTGGGTACCAACGCAATGGATGAACTCAGTGCATCCGAACGAGTTGATGAATGCCAGCGAAGGAGCCGGCACGCTGCCGTCGTCGAAGATGACGAACTTCTGGTACCTGCTGCCTGCCTGACAACTGTAGCCTATCAGTTGCCCGTCGGGCGACCCCATCAGCAGGTCGATGTTGTCGGGCGACACGAAGAATGCCGATACATTGTTCGTGGTAGCTCCTGCGTTGAGTGTCTGGGTGTAGGTACTCACCACATTGCCGTCGGTCAGATAGTCTGCCGTGACGGTTATCTGGGTGGCGTTGTAGGCGTAGATACGTTCCTCGCGTCCCGGAGCCGTCATCTTCTCACCATTGAGGATGGTGAGGAAATGGTTGGAGAGGAACGCATCGACGGGACCTCCCAAGTCCACGGTACCGAAAAGCACTGTGCTGGGCGTTGTCGTGGTGGTTGCCGTACGCTCGCCTGCAGCATTGAATTCCTTTATCTCCACCACCATCTGCATCGACAGCACCTGACGTGCATAGGGTTCCACCAGTTCCGGCATGTCCTCCAGTCGGATGACGCCTCCGGAGTGGTAGAGCGTCTGCTGGTAGATGGTCTTGGTGTCGCCCGATGCCGTGCAGATGACCGACACCACTGCATGGTCGGCAGTGCTGCCGAAAATGACGTCCTGTAACATCGACGAGAGCTCGAGTGCTGATGGTTGCTGTATGATTGTTGCCATTGCGAATTTTCTTTTTCGCAAAGATACATATATTATAGTGTTAATGAAAATACACACACGAAAAGGGGCGACCGCTCATGCGTCGGCCACCCCCTAACAAGAAAAGAAATTTCAATAAAACGTATTCAGGTTTTATCCCATACGAGACGTTCGTCCCGTTTCATCAGGCGCCACCCCATATTTATCATATATTCAGTCACTTCGTCTGGAGTTACTTCGCAGATATCTCTTACGTTGTCGCAGATATCCTGGGAAGAAAAGCGCCCGGCTATGTTATTATCGACGTAGGCGGTTAGCACCTTCTTGACAATTTCACTCCTCTCCATTTTCAATATAATATAGGTCCAGTTCGTTGATCTCGTTACGAAGAGCCATACGCTCAGTCTTCTTTTCCTCGATCTTCACTTCCATCTCAGCCTTTGCCTTCGCCAGCTGATCAATCAGTTTGTCGTGCTCCTTGAAGAAATCCCCCTCTATTTCGCGCTGCTGCTCCTCGTTTTTCATGACGGCCTCCTCCAGGTCGAGGCGCTTCTTTGCATATTCTTCGAAATTCATACCTCACCTCCTTATCTCTCAAGCATCTCTGCTATTCCACATACCATCGCAATCATCAGAAGGATGGCAAAGGCCACCTTCAGCCCTTCAAGAGTAAGGTGCCAGGGAGTGATACCCAATACCTGGCAGAACTCGCTATCACTGACCTTGCGGTCAATCTTCTCACTGAGGTTCTTTACAATCCTTTCAACCTTGGAAAGAACTGTGGGCTGAACCGCTTGCCCCAAATTCACTGTCTTTTGCATAATTGCTATTGTGTTTAGCTATTACAGGGAACAGCCCTGCACTGTTATTTTTTGCGCCCTGCCCAGGGAAATATTTTTCCCAGGCTGGGAACGTGTTTTTCTCCGTTAAGGGGGAGACGTCCGAGGTTCCACGACACCGGCTCTTGCGAGCCCTCTGTTACGTCCACTCCCTCCTTGCGGATGGGAGCATCTCCCCCATGGGGACAGAGAATCGGCAGCCGGTCCCCTGTCGCTAAACACAATAGACTTCATCACAAGGACGTTATTCTATCTGGGTGGCTGCCGATGTGGCAATGTTGTCGAGCCAACTCTCTCTGGCTCTCGATATTCAAATTGGCATAAATAATGCCCGATGTTATTTCGGGCGTCATCGTTCGCCCTTGTGAACTTTCGTTCTATTGTATTTAGCGATGGCAAAGGTAGAAAGAAAAAATGAAACGTGCAAGAAAAAAGGGGGAAATTTTCGATTTTCTTTTCATTTTTGGCGAAAAAGGGTGTTTAACCCTTGATTTTCATCTGTTTTTCCTTGTATTATAATTATTCATGTTAACAAAACGCCAAATATTTAACACGACAACGGGAACGTGTTAAAAAATCCCCCTGACCTTTCGGCCAGAGGGCAGCTGCTGATGTCTTTGCGTCAAACAATAATCA